TCTGCATATATCCATTAGAGTGTAACATTTACCGGATGCCAAGGCACAAAAAACAATTGACGTACAAGGCACAAAATGTTATAGCTATGTCATAGTAAAGAAATGTTATTTTTTATCGGAGATATAAAAATGAGCGCGGCCACCAAGGGAACGCGCTCACGCTCAAGCAGTTCAAAGAGCGGAAGAGTGCTTGTGAAAAGACAGGCACTTTACTGCTCTAAAGCTGATATTTTGTTTTTTTCTGTGATGCTTGACTGCGGTTTTTACCTTTTTCAAAGCTTTCAATAAAAATTACTTTCCCGCTCTTATAATGCCTGTAATGTCCCCGAACGCTCCAGCCTTCTGCTATTCGGTGGATTTTTTTGCTTTTTAGCACATTTGCTATTTTTTTATTAGATGTTTTAAATCGTAAAGAATTCAAAGAAATAACCTGAACACTATCAGTCTGCTTTTGAAAACTTTTGGTGCTTGGATTGTTCCCATTGTGGCTTCTTGTGTGTCTTTCTTTGTGCTTCTCTTCCGGGTGCTTAAGCAGATAATCCGCGCAAATCAACACCCCTTTAAATAGATCTATACAAGCCTTTAGGTTAGCGCGAATCTCTTCAACGTCGCTTTGTGCATTTAGGTATTCAATTGGGTTCGCATATCCGCGACGCACTAAAACACTAGTCAAAGAGTTTTCCCATTCTATGATATTATCTAATTCCAGACTATATTCAATTTTTATTTTACCGATATATCTAAATTGCTGTTGCCTATTTTCAATTGCTTTAATCGTCGGCGCTGTGTTATCTTCACTAAATCCATTTTGGGCAAAAAAATCTAGCCTTAAGCATTCTAAATCTGCCAAAACAGAGCCTTTTTCGGTGAAATTCACGGAAAAATTAATTATAAGGTCAATACAATCATCATTAATTTTCTGTTTCACAATGAGTGAGCCGTCAGAGAAAAGCGGCGCAAGGCTACAGTCCTTGCAAGCAATTGCTTTTTCGTAAAGCTCGCAAAAAATATCGTAGTTTTCAACCACAATTTGATTATTTTTTAAATTATTTAATACAGAGACAGCCGCCCGGCTGTCTAGCTGTGCGGCTGCTTTTTTAACTTTTTGCATTTTTCCCCCTTTTTAAAGAAATTCTTTTGTAATTTCTTCCTGGCTTAAAGGCTCCAGCGTATCAATATAGACTGCCGACTCGTGTGACTCTGTAATAATCCACACGGCATCGCGTCCGCTTCTGCCAGTGCCAATGCTTATAGTTCCGTCATCAAGCCATTCTTGGAGCATTTCTGGGCTTTCTGCTACGTCAAAGTAGCCTATGTATTCCAATGCTTCTTTTACTGCTTTTCTTTCTTGCTCTGATAATTCAACAAATTTCATCATATATCCCTCCGTTTTTAAAATAAGTTTAATTAGCAAAGAGATTTTTTAATCTACACTAGTAGAAATTACTAATAGTGTATCATTTTGCCTTTAAAAAATCAATTGCTTATTAACTTGACATTATAATAGCACTAATATCGGTGTATGTCAACACTAAAATTAGTGAAAATAAAATATTTTTATTAGTTGACTTTAAAAACGTTTTAAAGTATCATAAGAGAATAAAAATATAATATAGAAAAGAGGATTGAAAAACATTGATTAAATACAAAATTGATGTACTCAAAGAGCTATCTAACAGAGGCTACACAAGTACTAGAATAAGAAAAGAGAAAATATTGAGCCAAGCTACTATGTCCAATATAAGGAATGGTAAAAGTATAACACTAGATACATTGAATACTATATGCATTATATTGCGGCTGCAGCCTAGTGATATAATAGAAATTGCCCCAACGGATGACGAAAAAATAAAATATTTTTAGCACTAATATTAGTGTTGACAAATGCAAAGAATAGTGATATTATAATTACAGATTAAAGAGGTAGCACCGAAAGGAGAAAAACGAGGTGGGAAAAATGAAATATCAGGATAAAACAGATAAATTTAATGCTTGCTCCGTAGCAAGCAAAAATTGCAAATTGGGTGGTTGGTGTAGCTCATGCATGTACGCTTATCCTGGCAATGCTGCAATTAGTGGTAAGCCGGAGAGTTATAAAGATGTTTGCACCATGTCAGAAAAGAATTAATTGGAGGTATAAAGAGTATGAAATACAGAGTGTTTGATGTAGACAATAAGGCCGAATATACTAAGGAAATGAGCTTCGATGAGCTTAAAGATTTCTTTGAACCAGACATTGAAATATTTGGTGAAGAAATGCATGACAAATGGGAAAATGCTGACGATGTCGATGACATAAGAGAGTTTCTGGAATATAAAGCGGATGGAATGAGAGTTGAAGATGGAATAGAGGTCATTCCTGATGATATGGATATTCTTCTCGAAGATAACTGCACCAAAGCAGAAGCAAAGAAGTATCTTGAAACCGGCACGACTATATACAGAGATTTAGAAGAAGGTCTTGAAGGATACTGTGAAGAATGGGATAGTTGTTGTGCTGACGATGGATATTCTGACATGGTGAGAGAAATGGTCAGGACGCATAAACCTTGTACTGATTGGGGATGTGTGAAAATTGAAGGAAAATGGTACTACATAATGTATATACTTTAGGAGGCGTAAAAATGAGAATAAAAGGAATTGGAACCATTAGCAAAAAAGAGGCTATGTCAATCCTAACAAGGGAGGGCAGAGAAGCCGTTAAAAATGGTGACATTACAACACAGGAGCTTGGCGAGATGTACAAGCTAGAGCAAGTTAAAAGGGCTTGCAAAATCGGTACTTGTGGCGATACTTTTAGGACCTGCTACAACCGCATCCCGGAAAGCCTTAAAGAGGACTTGGCACCTGCGCAGTTGGGGCTTTTGGTGGATAGCTTTTATAATTGCTATAGCGATGCCCAAAATGGCAAAACGGACTAAATAAATTAGTCCGTAAGCCTTTGAATTATTAAAAATTTTATTATTTCAATCCGCGAACCGCAAGGATTGTTAGCGGTTCCACTCGTACAACATCTAGTACGAGTGACAGTATTATATTAGCACTTTAAGACGAATAAATCAATAAACGGAGGTAAAAAAGAATTAGTTAACAGTTTCGACAAAGAAGTTAGTTTCACAAATTCACAAGTTAAGGGGAAACAGAATATATGGTCAGAAGTGTAGATACATTCTTCATAAACGGAGAAAGCTTTATTAATTATTGCTCAGACAGTGACTTTAATTATACAATTTATATTGGACAAAAGTGTAAAGTTTTGAGAAATGGAAAGTGTTTTATAGGTACGCTGTATGAAGTAGACTCAAATAAAAATACATTCTCGATAAAGCAAAATAATGGAGAAATAATAGAAATAAATTGTGTTGATGTAGAAGAGATTTTCAGCGAAGAGGAAATTGGAACGATAATTGGAGGTTGATTGAGTTGGCATTTGTAAATCCACAAGGAATAAAAATCAGTTACGAATGTTCTGAGTTAATAGAGGAATTGAAACAGGATATTGAAGAATTCGGTGGTGACACAATAGTTGCTGTTTGGTGCAAAGAGAATGATGGGCTTATATTTTACACGAATTATGACTTTATCGATGAAGAAGAGCCTATTACAGAAAAAGAATTGCAAAACGAAGAATTTATTAAACAGATGACAATGACCACATTATTAATTCTTCTGGAAGAGCAAAATGAAATTATTTAGAAAATTTATGAGAATATGCATGACTTTGCGGATATTTTAAAGCAGAGGAAATTGAGGAAGAGGTTAAAAGAAGTAAGGTGCAGGATGAAACAGTCCTGCGCCTTATTTTTGTGCAAAATATACAGTAATTACTTTTTATATGTTTGTGATCACAGCGCATGACGGGAACATGACTGTGTAATCTGCATATGTCCATCAGAGTGTAACATTTACCGGATGCCGTGGAATTATGATGATATTTTATTTTTGTAAATTTTGAAATATACCAAACAGATAATATTGTATAGTCTGCATATAGGAATACTATGAGGTTTAAGGTATACTTCTAACACGAAAATGCAAAGGAGGCACCAAAATTATGGGAAGAATATTCAGACAGCTGACAATAACCGACCGCCGTAAAATCGAAAAGATGTATCTCAGTGGGGAAAAGGCGAAGGATATGGCTGATACGCTGAGGGTCAATGTCAGCACGATATACAGGGAGCTGAAGCGTGGAAGATACATGCACAGGAATTCTGACTGGACAGAGACAGAAAGGTACAGTGCAGACATAGCAGAAGAAAAATACCAGGAAAACCTTAAGGCAAAAGGACCTGTCCTTAAGATAGGTAAAGACATTGAACTTGCCAATTATATCGAAGAGAAGATAGCAGATGATGGATACAGTCCGGAAGCTGCCCTTTTAGACATAAAAAGGAAAAACCTTACTTTCAGCGTGACTATAACAAAGCAGACCTTGTACAAGTACATATATGACGGCATATTCATGAGGGTGACAGCAGACAATCTGGCTATAAAGAGGAAAAGAAAAAGCTACCATAAGATATATAGAAAAGCAAAGAGAGCCGCTGCAGGAACAAGCATTGAACAGAGACCGGCTGATATTGATACGCGTGAGGAATTCGGACACTGGGAGATGGACTCTGTTATGGGACAGCAGGGAAAGTCAAAGAATGCACTTGTTGTATTGACTGAGCGTAAAACGAGGTACGAAAAGATTTTCAAGGTAAAGGATCACACAGCTGCATCAGTTGTTAAGTGTATAAACAGCCTTGAACGGAAGTGGGGCAGGCTTTTCTCGGATATATTCAAAACGATAACAGTAGACAATGGAACTGAATTTGCCGACTGCGAGGGAATTGAGAAAAAAGATAAAAAAGGAAAGAAACGTACAGAAGTTTATTACTGCCATCCATACTGCAGTGCTGAGCGAGGCTCAAACGAGAATCAGAATAGGATGATAAGAAGGCACATACCAAAGGGAACGAACTTTGACAGAAAGACAAAAAAAGACATACAGAAGGTAGAGGACTGGCTTAACAATTATCCGAGACCAATGTTTGGCGGAAGGTCATCACAAGAGCTGTATGAGGAAGAAATGAGGCTTATCATTTAACCATGTGGAATTAAATATCATTAAAAAAATCCGGCTGTTACAGGCGGATTAGGGGTCGTGGGACAAAAACAAATATGGTGTATATGAAAGTGCATATTTGTGGTAAAATACGCACTGAAAATTTTTTAAAAAAATTTTGCAATTAATGCTTGACATTTCAATAATCTAAATAAAGATAATTTATGATTGACTTTCTTAGTTATATCAGTTATATTATCTTTAGTGATCAGATTGCAGA